CCGAAGCGTATGATTGGTTGGTGCGAGGCTTGCACACATCGTACGTTTTGAGGGGAAAATTCTCTGCGGAAGTGCGGGGAACAACTGGATCTGGTAGGATCAACACATCACTGTCAACCTCAGATGGTGTGAAAGCGGGAGTGATATTGGCAGTGCACCGATATTTGAAAGCAACGCGGCCCGCGTACAAACAATTAGCACACATCGAACAAGCATTTCAACTAATAGAGTTTGTGCTGTCGATGCATTTGGGGGATGATAGTGTGGTCGGAACGGTGGAATACGTGCCTGCGAAGTGGTTCGAGGACGCATTCACTGAAATGGGACATAAAGCTGAAGTACTCTACCGGGGAACAGCATATCACACAGTCACCTACTGCTCTGGCAGATTTTGGGAGGTGAGTAGCGACACTTACCTATGGTGCCCAAACATTTTTAGAACTATGAACAAAATTGGTGTTTGTACTTCCTCGGCGTTTTCAGTAGAAAATGTCAACGTGTGGTTGTACCGCATAATGGAAGGAATGAAACATTATGAATTTTTGCCAGTGTTTGGAAGTGTTATCCGTAGGATTCTGAAGAATCCACCCAAAAACCTAACAAAGAAATTGCTCAATATCAAAGATCCGAAAGATTACAACCCTTTCAAGATCGTGCTGCGATACCCAATTGAAGTGGACCCAGCTTACATTGACCGACAGTTTACCTTAATCTATGGAATGGATGCCAAAGTGTTTGCACACTATGAGCACGTTCATTGGGAGGAAACTGGAAGGATCTATGTTCGCGAAGACTGCTTTAAAGTCGGCATGGCGGTCGATGAGATCTTAGCCAAAACCAAAGCCATAGTCAAATCCGATTACTGTACGGTAACCACGGATACCGGTCAATGGCCACGAGCCAGCAGGATTGCAAATCATGCCAACTCAAGCGTGGGCGCCACCATCAGCGCCATTGGGAATGCGTTCAGCGAATTCCTTGTTGGTTCAACGGACAACTTCATCACAGACACCACAGGCCTAGTCAACCTGTCGCGTCGCTGATGCGTTGAACCAACGTGAGAGATACTAGTCACATC